GGCTATACTGCAAGGTATACTGCTGAAACTATTGCATTAGCTTTTGCTGTAACTGAGGAAGCAATGGAGGACAACCTCTATGATACTTTCGCTAAGTTACGTGCTAAAGGTCTTGCACGAGCAATGGCAAATACTAAGCAAGTAAAAGCTGCTAATTTGTATAATAATGGTTTTAGTGCTGGCACTCATGCTATTGGTGATGGAGTTGCATTCTTTAGTAATGCACACCCAACAGTAGGTGACGGTAACCAAACAAACACAGGAACAGGAGCTGATTTATCAGAAGGTTCTTTAGAAAGTGCAATTACCCAAATACAAAAGATCAAAGATGATCGAGGTATTTTAGTGGGAGCAAGTGCAGTTTCTTTACATATCCCTACTGATTTATGGGCAACTGCTGATCAAGTATTAGGATCACCAGGATCTACTAATATTACTGCACAAACTGATTCTGCAGGTAATACAATAGGTTATCCAGCACCAGTAGCTAATACTGTTGGTGTGTTGGCGAATAGAATAAATGCTACTCGTCACATGGGTATGGTTCCAGAGGGTTTCTATATTAATAGAAGATTCTCTGATACTCAAGCTTGGTTCGTAAAAACTGATGTACCTAATGGTACAAAAATGTTTGTGAGAACACCATTACAAACTAAAATGGAACCAGATTTTGATACTGGCAATCTTCGATTTAAAGCACGTGAAAGATATTCTTTCGGTGTTTCTGATTGGAGAGGTTGGTATGGAAATGCTGGAGCTTAATTAGTATTGAGGGAGAGTAAGAAATTATTCTCCCTCTAAAGATTTAGAGGAAAAAATATGGCAACGAATATTAAAGCTATTAATAAAAGAGGTGGAGACGGAGATATTATTAGTACCACCAATACAACCAGAATAATTGGTGTTCATTCCTATTCTACTGTAGCAGGAGTAGTTACTATTGGAGATCAATCAGGAGCAAAAATAATATATGAAGTAGGTGCTTCTGCAGAATCAGATATGTATTTTGGGGAAATGGGTATTAAATGTAGTGGAACAGTTAGTATTTCTACACCAGATGCAGGTAGTGTAACTTTATTTGTAGGATAATAAATGTCAACATACTCATACTTAGTAACCGATATAAAAAATACTGCTGAAAATGATTCAACAGAATTTACAGATCAAATACCTTATTTTATAAATAAGTCTGAACTACAACTTACAAAAGATTTAGATGATTTTGGATTAGATGTATTTACAACTATTACATTATCAGCTAGTAATCCTATTGTATCTATACCTTCAGGTACTAGAATAATAAGGAATGTAAACTATACAACAAGTGCTTCAAGTATTAAAACAAATTTATTACAAAGAACTTATGAGTATGCAATAGATTATTTTCCATATGCTAGTGCATCTACAGGTACTCCAAGATACTATGCAAGAAAAAATAATACACAGATTTATATAGTACCAACTCCTGCATCTACTGTTACAGGAGAAATTCAAACAGTTGCAAGACCTACATCTTTAACGTCAGCAGCTCCATCAAATTATTATAGTGAGTTTTGTTACAATGCATTATTTTATAGATGTATGTTTGAAGCAAATTTCTTTATGAAAAATTGGGATGTAGCTCAAACATGGGAAGCACAGTATAAAAATTCTATAGATGGTTTACGTAATCAAGCTAGAAGAACTAGACAAGATGATATGGAAACTCCTAGAAATCCTGTTGGAGGACCAGATACTATACTACAAGGATCTCAATAATGACAATAAGTAGATCTAATATAAGACAACAAATTATAAAACCAAATATTAAAAAGAAGAAAAAGAAAACTAAACTTAAAAGGAGAAGATAATGCCAGGACCAAATACACTATTACAAGATCCTGCTGATTTACCAAAGATAACAGGTAAACCTACAGGTCAAGGCTACGGTGCTGCTCGCAAAGGTCCTGATGTTCATGGTCCTATTGAAGATGCAGTAGTTAATGAAACATATCCACAAGGACAATCTTTTAAAACTGAATTAAAAGAAGTTCCAAACATAGGAGTTAAGTAAATGAAAAATTTTGGAAAATTTATTACAAAAATGTTAGCAGAAGGAAAGACTCCTAAAACAATAGCGAAACTTGCTGCTGAAAGAGGTGGTACTAAAGCAACTTTAAAAGCTTCTTTAGCTAAATTTGTAGATCCAAATAAAGTAAAAGTTGGAAATAAAATGATGGCTTTTATGCCAACTAAAAGACAAGAGGTTGCTAAAGCTACTACAGGTGGTGCAGGTGCAGGTTCTACAAAATTAAAAGAAGCAACTAAAAAAGCTACTCCTAAAAAAGCTACACCTAAAAAAGCTACTGTTAAAAAGACTGTAGCTAAAAAACCTGTAGCTAAAAAAACAAGACCTTTACAAGGTAAAGAAGGTGGAGCTAAAATTAGACTTGGTAAATGGTTAACAGAAAATAAAGATAAAGACGGTGCAGCTTTATACCAAGCATTTAAAAAAGATTATCCTAATGCAACAAAACAAAATGTTGAATCTGCTTTAGGAAATATTATTGATAAAAAGAAAAAAACAAAAGCAAACTTTATCTATAAAACTTTACCTAGTGGTAGTAAAAATAATCCAGGCACAACTTCTAAAAATGTAAAGAAAGCTATGTCAGGAGGAATGGTTAAAAAACCTATGGGTGGAAAAGTTTATGATCCTAATAAAAAAGTTAAAAGACCTTATGGAGGAAAAGTTTATGATCCTAATAAAAAAGTTAAACGTATGGGTGGTGGACAAATAGGACATAATGGTAATGATGAAGTATCTCGTTTGTACACAAGTTACTAATGCCTTTTAAATCTGATAAACAAAGAATTTATTTAGCTATAAATAAACCAGATGTTTATAAAAAATTTAAAAAAGATATGAAATCAGGTGGTAAACTAATTGATAACTCTGGACAAAAATTTGTACAGAAGCTTTATAAAGGAGGACAGATAAAGTGAGAAATAAGATTATAGATAAGATTATAAAATTTTTAAAAACTTTGAGAAAAGTGTAATAGATGTTAGGTGGTTTACCAGTTGAAATGATTACAATGCTTGGCTCTAGCCTTTTAGGTGGAGTCATGTCAATGTGGAGTCAAGCAACTAAAAATAAACAAGACCAACAAAAGATGCTTCTTGCTAGAGATAAGTTTCAAATGTCAGAAGTTAATAAAGCTAGAGAGTTTGACAATAAAGGATTTCAATGGACAAGAAGAATCATTGCATTAACTGCAGTCTTCTTTATTATTGCATATCCTAAACTTGTTCCTGTCTTTACAGATGTTGGTGTTGTTCTTACATGGACAGAATTTAAAGGTGGCTTCTGGTTCTTAATAGACAAACAAGAGGTCTATATGGATAGATTATTTAATGGTGTAGTTATTACACCTCTTGATACACACTTAATGTCAGCTATAATTGGTTTATATTTTGGTGGAAGCTTAGTTAAGAAATAATGGCAACACGTAAAAAAAGCAATATGAAAGGCATTACTATTGGTAGTGGTAATAAAAGACCTACCAAAAAGGGTGCTGGAATGTCAGCTAAAGGTGTAGCCAAATATCGTAGACAAAATCCTGGTAGTAAATTAAAAACTGCTGTAACAGGTAAAGTAAAAAAAGGTAGTAAAGCTGCTAAAAGGAGAAAGAGTTACTGTGCAAGATCTGCAGGACAAATGAAGAAGTTTCCTAAAGCAGCTAAGAATCCTAACTCAAGATTAAGACAAGCAAGAAAGAGATGGAAATGTTAAAAAAACCTAATAATCCTGGACTAAAAAAATTACCAACTAAAGTTAGAAATAGAATGGGCTATGCTAAAGATGGTGGAGGAGTACAAAAAAAATTAAAAGAAATTACTGGAGCTTTAAAAAAAGCTTCTAAGATGCATGCAGCTCAAGCTAAATATTTAGAAAACGTAATGAAAAAAATAAAATAATGGCAAAACTTTGTCCTAAAGGAAAAGCTGCAGCTAAAAGAAAGTTTGATGTATATCCATCAGCATATGCTAATATGTATGCATCAGCAGTATGTAGTGGCAAAGTAAAACCAGGTGGTAAAAAGAAAAAAGTAAAAAAAGCTAAAGGTGGTGGATTAAGAGAATGGGTAAAAGAAAAATGGGTAGACATAGGAGCACCAAAGAAGAAAGGAAAGTATCAACCTTGTGGTAGAAAATCTACTAAAGGTTCTAAACGTAAGTATCCTAAATGTGTTCCATTAGCAAAAGCAAAAAGAATGACAGCATCACAAAAAACATCTGCAGTAAAAAGAAAAAGATCAAAAGCACAGGGTGTGGGTGGTAAACCAACAAACGTAAAAACATTTGCTGCTAAGAGTGGAGGTACACTTCTTGTAGCATCTTGTTATGATAAAGGTTAAACAATGGCAACATCAGGTACATATAATTTTAATTTAGATATAGATGAAGTAATTCAAGAAGCTACTGAAATGATTGGTGGTGAACAAACACTTGGACATGAACCTGCTTCAGCTAGACGATCAATTAACTTAATGTTAAACGATTGGCAGAATAGAGGTATACTTTTATGGTGTACATTTACTACTGTTGTAACGGTTGCAGATGCTGTTCCTACTGTATCTTTAGCTGACTCAGTTACAGATGCTTTACAAGTAACATATTCAACAAGTGTAAGTGGAACTGATATAGCTTTAGAAAGAATATCTTTTGAAGAATATCATAATATTCCTAATAAAAGTCAAGAAGGTAGACCTACTCAATATACAGTTAAACGAAATTTAAATAATCCTACAATTCATTTATATCCAACTCCAGATAATTCTACTGGTGTTTTAAATATTGAAGCTATTAGACAAGTAGAAGATGTAAATAAATCTTTTAATCAGAATGCAGATGCACCTGTAAGATTTTTACCAGCATTAACTTGTGGCTTGTCTTATCATTTAGCTATGAAAAGAACAGGTATTCCAATGGATAGAATACAAATGTTAAAAGCAAACTATGAAGAAAAATTAGCTATGGCTATGGAAGAAGATAGAGAAAGAGCTAATTTACATATTAAACCTAAATTAAGGTATATCTAGTGGCAACTAATCGTAATGCAATGGCTATGTGTGATTGTTGTGGTTTTGTTTATCCACATAGAATAATGCAATTAAATAGTTATAAAATGTTAATATGTCCTACATGTTTTGATGGTGCATATGATTTAAAAAATCATCCACAAAATAAAATACCAGATGTAAGAGACGATATAACTATTAAAGATCCAAGACCTGATATAGGTGGTAGAAACTTAGAGTGGCAAGAATGTTCGTTTAATTGGAATGATGATGATAAAGTTAGATTCTGGGCGAACATATAAAAATTTGGAGTAAAGAATGAGTACATTAACAGGTAAACAAGTTTCAAAAACTTATAAAGAGTTATTAAAAATAGCTGTAAGTGGTAATACTGGTGTTACAGGTGATTTACAAAATATACAATCAGGTGATGGTACTAATTCAGCATTACAAATATCTACAAGTGTAATACAAGTAGCAGGTAAATTTGGAGTATCAGAAGATGCTTCAGTATCTGGTGATTTATTTATAAGTGGTGCTGTATGTGCATCATCAGCTTTCTTTTCAACTTTTAATGTTACTAATGTTACAGCAACTGGAGTTGTTGCAGATAAAGTATGTGCATCAGCATTCTTTGGAGATGGTTCTAATTTAACTAATGTTCCTACATCAGGAGATGTATCTGTATCTACATTACGAGTTACAAATGATGCAACTATTGGTGGAGCTTTGTCTGT